ATTAAAGAAGATGAACTCCTCTTTAACTACAGGCTCTCCATTTGACCAAGTTAACTTACTTTTCTTAGTTACGATAGGTCCTTTTAAAACAGCAGTAGGTGCCCAGCTAAAGTCATCTATGAATTCTGAGAGAGCACTATAGAAGTCACCCTCTTGTAGATTATCTTCGATCTCTCTACTTATCTTCTTGAAGGAGTGCTTAGATATCAGGTGAATCTCCTCTGACAGAGAGTCCTCTAAGTCTCTATGAATCTCATTAACTTCTTTAAGATCATTAGAGTTCTTAACCTCTTTAGATCTGTTAACAAAATACTCCTCTACCTTCTCCTCTATATAAGCTGGTAATTCTGGTAAACTGGTAGGTTCAATAGAGTAAGGCTTCTCTGATCCAAGTAAGATATCCTTGATGAAAGCTGCTAATGCTCTGGCTTTTGCAGAGGTAAGTCCAACGAAGATAGGGGATGATCCCTCTTCTTTGATCCTAGCTATATCCTGAACAGAATACTCCATGTTATAAGTGCGGAGGGATTCTAAGATAGCATCCTCTGCACCAGAGACTTGCCTGTCATCATCGTAGTTCTTGTATCTAGCTAAGATGTAACCAGCTAATGGTTCTACTTTCTTAAGATCCTCTACGCCACCTAGGAGAGCACTCTCTTCAGTAGAGTCCTCTGGCAGCATACCGCCAATTGAATCATCTTCAAACATCATTACCATCTTATGTATTCTCCTTGGCCCTTAGACCCAGTTACGTCTAGCTATTCTTTTTACTTGTCTTGGTTTTATGTTGTTACCTATGAACCCATACACCATAGGTGCGAAGGTAAGGGCAATAGAGTCTGTAATATCTGGAGAGGGTAGACCCATTCTCTTGATATCCTTCTTGCTCAACAACATTATCTGCATCTTGTTGTTGTAAGTATAAGCTGTTGCATTCAGCTGAGATAAGAGCTCTGGGTGGTCTATTACATCAGCTCCATTATACAACCACTCCCGCATCTCTCCATAGATTTGTGCTCTCAGGTTCCCATACATCTTAGGATCACTGGGTCTATTAGATACTATGACCTCCTTTGCTGGTAACCCTAACTCGATCATCCTGTCATAACTACCTGCACCTACACCAATAGTATCTACCATTAAGGAGACTGGGTGCCATTTGTGGTAGTAGTCTACAGCCTTCCCTGCTACTTCCATGGTGCTAAGGCCTTTGTACTCTGTTATATCTAAGAGCTTAGGCCCTTGCCTCGCTGTAAAGACTGTGCTATCTTGTCCATATCTAGCTATATCTAGTCCAGCTATAATTGGGTATTGACTGTAGGATCCTTCAGATAACTGGTTAGACACAGCCTCATTGATTGAATCTGAATCAAAGAACTGGTTCTCACCGAAGCGTCCAAATAAACCTAAGACTCTTACTTTATAATTATCATCATCTTCCCCATATTGATCCTTCATCTCCTGTATCCAAGAATCTGAAGATTGAGTTGAGTCAATAGCATTAAATGTCAGTCGAGTCCACCTAGGGTTCTCCTTAGCAAATATCTCATAAAAGAATCCTCTGTTATGCACGGGGTTTGCTGTCATCAAAAATCTAGTGACAGGCGAGGCCCCTAACGTACCCAACAGTGTATTGAATATCTCATCAGACTGTATACCGTTAGCTTCATCTAAGATCACTGTATATGATCTAGAGTGACCACCCTGAAGGGATGCTAAGTTACTAGGTGATCCTGTAACCATATTAAGCATCTGGTATGGTCGACCCTTGATGTATACACTCTCCTTAAGTATCTCAAAGAAGTCTTGGAATACCTGTGGTAAACGAGAGTGCCACTTGAGAAACTCACTGTGGAATACACGAGAGAGTAGCTGAGAAGATGGAGCGGATATTAAGATACGACAATCGTCATCTGTTAATAAATAATACATACTGAGCCAAACTAGTGTAGCTGTCTTACCCGCTCCCTGAGAAGACTTACAAGCTACCCTAGAGTGTGGAGAGCAAGCAGCTCTGACAAATGAACGTTGTTGCTCATCTAGGGTTACGCTGAACAGAGCTTCTATAGCCTCTATTGGGTTCTCTTTATAGTAGGCTAGCAGTGAGGCTAGCTTCTCTGTTATATTAATCTCACCCATTTCTTAACCACCTCCAGTATTCTTCAGCTGTAAAGTATAAATAACTATAGATGTGGTGGAACTCTACGTGGCACCTCTTGCATAGTGTGGCTCCGTTGTCAATATCAATCCTCGCTTCCTGATGTCTGCTGTAAGCAAGTATGTGATGAGACTCCAAATCTCCTCCCCTTGTTTGACAGTTCTGGCATTTGAAGTCATCTCTTTCTTTTACTTTCAAACTCCACTCTCTGTTCTCTGGAGAGTCTCTGTGTTCATCCCTCTCCACATCAGACAGCTCCTTGTTCCACAGATGACAGTTACTTCCTGAGTTGTCTCTTGAGAAACACAAGTGTGAGCAATACTTTTGGTCAGAACTCTTCTTAGTCTCGAAGGATTCATTGCAATACTTACATACTCTTGTTTCCCTGCCTGAGCTAGAATGGCAGAGTACTGAGCAGAATTTACTTGTATGTTCTTGACTAGCTTTTACGTAGTAAGATTCTCCACAGTACTCACAGATCTTGTACTTGCCTTTTGTTCTTCCCTTGTCTGATCTTTTCCTTGAACACTTAGCACAATCTATCACAGCTCCAGACCTGAGATCTCCTTGGTACACTGGGTGCAATTTTCCACAGCTACACAAGCATATCCAGAAACGCCTTGGGCATGAATATCCGCTACCATCTATTTCTCCTAAGACTTGCAATTCTCCATATGTTTCTCCTGTGAGATCTATCATTCCTCACCCATTACGTAGGTTCCTTGTGGTTTTATTGTCTTAGCTTCTGTCATCTCAATTAGTTTATCCAAAGCATCGCTAGGACTCACAGTCTCAATAGTAATATTCTCACTGAAAGCTGAAGTGGTCTTACCTAGTAACTCTAAGGTCCTCAGTAACAAGGCTCTCTCTTTGTACTCAAGGTGTTCATGGCTATTTAATTGTTCTAACTGTTCCAATAGCTGAATCTGAATAAGATCTGGAGAGACATTAGCATCCTTTAGGCTATCCTCTCGTAATCTAGCTAGTTCCTCTTTAACTCTAGGGATACTACGGAGGAATTGTCCCTTAAGCTTATGGGCATTATCATTAACCTTCTGTGCACCATGTGTCTTATTGAGATGATATAGTCCAGCTTCCTTAAGTGCTTGGCAATTATCCTTGGTAGCATGATAAGCGTAGGCATACACCATATCAGCGTCCTCTTCTTCTACCTTCTGCATCAAGGTATCACAGATATATGTTGGTTTACGGTATGTGTTCAGGTATCTAGGTAGCGCTGAGTGCGTGGACGCTAGGGCTTTGAGTTCCTTAGCTGTTGTGATCTCTCTATAGAACTTAGCTATGAAATTTTTAATGACTTTGTGTGGGTGGCCTATCTGCTTAGCTACATCAACAGGGTCCATCCCTTCTGTATAGAGCTTTAGTGCTTGGTATCTTTGTGCATCTGATACATCTTTAATACCGATGGGCTTAGTTTTCATAATCTCCTCCATTAATCTAGATATAGCTACGCTATAGGTGCAATAAACAGGGGATCGAAGGCTAACTAGTAATGCTACTCTAGCTTTTATCTCTTTATTACAGCTCAGGGCTTTGGAGCTTTGCATTCTTTGTGTGGCTTTGAGTGGCTTTGCTATACATCGCTATGTGGTTGAGTTGGTTTGCAATATTTGAGTATATTTGAAAATATTAGGTGTGTAGGGAGCAGGGGTATCCCCAGAAACACGGGGGGTGCATCGCCTTCCAAAGCCCCCTACCCCATGGATACATCGAGGGGGGAGGGTCTCGGGGGAAACTCGGAGTATTTGAGCATAGGTGTAGTACCGCACAAAGCAAGGACACAGAGGAAAGGCCAAGCACCACAAGCCCCCCTCGACACCCTTGCTACACAGCAGGACACTGATTCACGACCTTCGGGTGCCAGTGTTCTTTCATACCTTGGACAACAAAGGGCAGTAGTCTGGCTTTTTAATTGTAAGCTAGTCGCAAGCTCGGATACAAAGTGTCAGGCGTTAAACCCCTGCTCTCACTGTTACCCGTAAAGTAAGTCGACGATCCAACCTTACAATAAGCCACTCCGAATGACCAGAACCATGGAGTAACCGATGTTTCCCTAAGAGTTTACAAGGGTTCAGAACCGAGTGGAGTCAAAGTATCTTACTCCTCTTGTTAACCACTAGCGTAGAAAGCTCTCTAATAAGGAGGCGAGTATCCGGTGGGTTAAATCCAGACAATTAGAATACAAGCCACCACGATAAAGTGGGAAAGATCAGTTACACGATTTTGGTGGCTCTCTATAGATAGATCGGAACCATGGAAGTATCTTATCCGCTCCATGGTTCTAGTGTATCCATAGAAGTTCAAGAAACACAAGAAGCATAAACACATAGGAGTCAATATGCCAACCATCGAACAATTAGAATCCATAGAACAAGAAGCTGAATCTATTAATCACGAATTTGGTAGTTCCTCAGCAGAGGATTTCTACTACACAATGTGTATGGAATTATTCAATTGCAAAGCACTGGAAGTGCCTAATCGTGTCTCAATACTTAAAGGAGCAAAGTAATTATGTCTGATACAAAAGGAAAGATAAACAGAAAGGTAGAAGGAAAGGTAGAAGGAAAGACCATACAAATCGAAGAACAATTTAAGTACTCCAAACTCCCCGAAGAGCTAAGACTAATCCTTGAGGCTGGCTCATTACACCGTACAGCATCCCAGCGTCACCTTGATGCCTTGGAAACTCTGAAGGCTAAGGGTGTAGCATTCAAGGATATCCAGAACCATCTTGAGAAGCAGATGAAGAAGAGTACCATCTACTCTAAGGTACTGGTAGAGGGCAAACTCGACTACATCCCTATTAAGAAGCAGAGTGACAATGGAGTCAAGTGGTGCCGTGATATCATCAACTTCCTCAGCTATCTTCGACGTAATTGGGTAACCTATGATGTTAAAGTAGGTAAGGTTCAATTAACAGAGGAGGAAGCTAAGAAAAGAGAGGATAAAGCCACCCAAGTAGCGGATATCAAAGCCTTGGAGAGGGTTGTCAACCTTATGGCAGATGATCCTAAGATCACTAAGGAGTTGAACGAGATGATTGGTGCTCTCAAGGCTATCTTACTTTAACATGGATACCCTGCCAACACTACTCATCATAGCTTTACTATTATGGAACACACACAAGCAGTGCTAGTTAATAGCTTCATAGGTATCTAACCCTCCCATTAGGTGCCTATGGACATATTAACCAACACCTACTTAAAGGAGTACATAGGTATGAGCAGTCTTGA